GATGGGAATATTCCCATCCTCCTTATTATTTTAATCTTCGATATCGGATACTGTTGTACGGAATACATCAACTCCACCTTCTAATACATATGCAGATTTACCTACATATGGATCTTTAGAAGTGAATTTTCTTGCTACCTCAACAGCATTATCAAAACTATTGCAAACACCGATTGTATAACCAAATTGGTCTTTTATGATAAACATAATATATTCTCCTTATTTATTATAATACAAAAGTGATGTTATCATTGAAGAAGGCATCTTCACCTTCTTTAACTTCATAATCATCAGGTACATCAATCTTAACTGGAATACCTTTAGATGTATCTAATGAAATATTAAATCCATCAACTAATACAACTTCTAATCGTTTCATATTATTTACCTTCTTTCTTTAAAGTAGTAACTACGTCGGCTACAAACAAGAATGTGGATACAAAACTTAATGCAATCCACATTTTTGGATGTTTCTTAATGGAAGCTTCTACGTTTGCTAATTCAAATTTGTGAGTACGTTTTAACATGATATACCTCTTTCTGCTCCTTAGAGCTTAACTAAATTAAATACTATATCATATATTCACCTTAATAATATACAGTTATAGAATTACAAAATGACAAAAAAAGAAAACCACTAGGAGTTTAACTCCTAGTGGATATACTTATACTTTTCCAAATACTCCCCAAATAAGGGAAGCAATATATCTTATTACTTTCTCATTATAGCTAATATCTAATGATTTAACATCGATTGGTTCTGAATCGATATAATAAATGTAGTTCATACTAGATACTTTAAATTTAGATTGTAAATTGAATTCTCTATAATACTCTATGTCTAATTCACGATTCACATAATAGCGATAGAATTGCATTAGAGTATCAATAGTAAGTTGAGTATTGTTTTTGGAAACCATATTCATTATCTTAAATATCAATGCAATAAAGTAGTCTTTATGAAGCTCTATATTATGTGGATCTAATCCGACTATAGCTTGCTTCATACCAAACATATCTTGTTTTGTCATTAATATTGATTCACCAACTCTAATAAAGTTATCATATTCATCTACTTTAAGATTATTGTCATCTAGCTCGATGTCATTTAATATTAGCTTATAATCATTGAAGTACAAGATCTTTTCTGGGTCAATCATATAAGGCTCTAAATAATAAGCCCAATCGATTTTATCTTTTGAAGTATACTCATAAATAGTATCATTCATAAGTATATCAATAGAAGAATACTTCATTGTTTACTCCAATGCATTTGTATATGTATTCATATCAAATGGGTACCAAATTTGTAATGGTTCAAAGTTCTTCTTAGCCTCAAGTTTATAATAAGCTGCACGTTGCAAATATGCAAGTTGAGCTCCTTGAGGAGAGAAGTCTATATCATCACGTATACTATATACATCATCCATATCATAAATGATCTGTGGATGTATACCATACGTTCTTCTAATTACATTACACATCATTTGAGTAACCATATCAGAATATTCATCATTGCTTACAATAATGAATACTTCAGAACCATTATAGAATCTGAAGATAGCCTTATAGAATTCATAGAACTCTACTTCAGATTGATTGAATAATACTTCACTAAAGATTGTTTCAAAATCTGGGCTATCAATAAGATATTGATAAGTCAGCTTACTGATAAGCTGACTTACATAATTCCATGGATTTCTTGGATAATCTCTTGATGTCAATTCAGCTACAAAGATATTTTCTGGTAAAGCATCTTGTTGTTGCTTTAGATCCCAGATGTCTTTATAGTCTCCATATTCTATCATGAGTTGTTTATCCAATTTATCTTTATCATCTGCATATAGATAAGATCTATAGTATTGATAGATTGGTTCTGTACAAAATACAAACTTCATTCTAATCACCCATCAATGCAGGAGTCAAGTCAGGATCTTCAGACTTAACAGCTATAATATTTTGGAATGCTTTATCTTGTAACTCTACAGGAACTTCATCATCTAACTTGATATTCTTACTCAAGAGATAAGAGTTAACTGTATTTCTATCAAATGAAGTATTAGCCATATATCTTACATAGCTTTGCTCATTGATATATCCATATTGGAATAAGTTAGTTACAGCATATCCAATACTAAATACAGATGGAATGAATGATACCATATTTGGACCACTATATGTCATCTGTAATTGTAATGATGCGGCAAATACACTCATAAGAACGTCCATGAATGGAATACTATCTTTACTCCATTCTTCATCTGTAGTATATACTACTACATTCTTATTATGCATAGCTGCACCTACAAGGAAGATATTCATAATAATATCTACTTGATTCAAATAAGATAAGTAAGCTTCTTTGAATGCATCTTCACCATAATCTACATAGACTGATACTACATTGAATGGTGGAAGCAATACTGGAAGCTTAACTACATTAGGATTCTGTAATAGAACTGCTGGTGCATGTTCAGTTACAATAACCACTCTCGTTCCTGGATCAGTACTAGCTTGGGACGCTAGTACTGGATCATTTGTGAACGTAATTCCATTCATCGAATCACCTCTTAGTAACGATCACTTGTGGACATACGACGACGGCGAATTTTAGGTTGTTCTTCTTCATCCTCTTCTTCGAATTCAGATTCGATGTCCAACTTAATATTTAGAATAATTGTAGCAGCATTAGCTAATTCATCGCCTAATGCGTCACGGAAATCACCAACACGAACTTCATTATCTTTCTTGATATCATTATCAATATAAGCATAGAATACTTCAGGAAGAAGTTCTTCAATAGTCATTACTTTAGAATCATCAAGATCTTTTAAGATTCGTGTAAATTGCTTATCCAATTCTAGGATCTCATTATAACTATAAGCATCTTCCGTACCTACAACGGATTCGATATCTGCTGCAGCTTCACCAATAAATTCACCTAAAGTTTTAATTTGATCAATTGTCAATAACATATCTTCTTTCTCCTCTACAGGTTTCTCTTCTAATTTAATGTCACCATCAGTATCAATTTTTACAGGCTCAGATACCTTAGTTTCAATATGAATAGGATTGATCTTAACTGTATTTTGAGGTTTTTTCATATCCTCAGATAACTTCTCCAGAGCCTTATTATGCATAGTGTTTTCTAAGTCACGAGCAGGTCTTTCTGGTTTAGGTGCGAAGTATTTATTGATACGTGGAGGAGCTGGATTGATAGCTGGGACTTCGATAACCAATTCAGGCTTCAATTCTTCTTTATGAAATTCTTCAGCTTTCTTTTTCTTATACTCTTCAGTTTCTCTATGCATATCTTCATAATACTTACGAATTTTTTCTTCATTGACAATAGACTTAGCTTCTAGTTTAGCTAAGTTTTCTTTCATCTTATCAATCTCTTCAAGATCTAGTTTAGAAGTGATATCTAATTTATTATCGACAGAATCATTTACTTTAACTTCATCAGTGTAAACACCATGATCGTTATCCCAATATAATTCTCCGTTTTTGAAAATTTGGATCTTCATAGTCATGTCTATTTCCCTCTTTCTTGTAAACAAGGCGATCTTCTTACGACCATCTTTGAATTCAGATGCCATATGAATACCGCCACATTTAAGACATATAATATTGTTGAACCCAGCATCATAATCTAATTCCCCTCGACATTGCTCGGTTGTATCTAGATTCAATGTATGAGTACAATATAAAATCTTTGGATCCAGAATATACATGTCTGCATAGTCAAGTAATACTGGACCAAATCCTTTTCTTAAACCCCAGTTTTTAAATGCTTTAGTACCAAAGTCATCTATGATAAATCTACCAACAATGGTTTCCATTATTCTATAGATGTCTTCACGTACTGACCACATTTGATAGAGGTTCTCTATTGGTACTACTCGTTCGAATATACCAACATTGCCATCTTGACTAATATCAAAACATTTAGCCACGAATGGTTTTAGATACTTCTGGTTTACGATCTCATCTGGATTATTCTTAGAGCCAGCCTTATCTAATGCTATCTTAATACAGAATGTAGCATTATCATTAAGTGGCTCATAAACAACACGGTTTGTACCACAACCAGATCGTTTAAACCCTTTTGGTTTAACGATAGCATCTAGCTTCTGGAACTTCTTCTTGAAGGCTTTATCCTTGCGATCAAAGATGATCTTCTTAATCAATGCTAATTCGTCATCGTTAAAGAAGTCATATACGCAAGGACCTTCAATAGATTCGAATAACTCCTCCAATGTAGTGAATGTATTCATACTTTGGTAGATATCCGCATCATGATATAACCTACTATTGATTTTGGAGTTATCTAAGTTGCCAGTCAGATCATCAATTATCGTTGACTGCAGTTGCATCCCATGTACCTCCTAATTCAGGAGCGAAGTATTGTTTAAGTCTAGCTGCTCTATCCATAGCTTTACCATATACTTCCTTCTGAATTTCTTTCAATGGTCTATCATCATAGGTTTCCGTTTCTGGATCTTTAATTCTTGCACCTTCAGGGAATGGTTTATTAGTTGCTTCCATTTGCTCTAAGATAGAGTTATCAAAAGCTACTCTACGTCTATTATAGTTATATCCCATTTCATCAGGTAAAGATAATCCAAGAATACCATTATTCATAGCATCAGCAAAAGCTGCATTATCATCTAACTCATTAAGTAAGTCACTAGTTCTACTGATTCGAGTTTTATGAGCATAGTTTTCAATAGCATCATTGAATTTATCATGATCATAGAATCCACTTAAATCTCTAGGTCTTACATGAGTTAAAGAATAATTATAGGCTGGCATTGCTTCAGAATATGTATCAAACATATTCATCAAGCCTTTATGCTCACCTGGTTTACGACGTTCATTAATCTCTTGAAGTTTAGCAGTGAATGGAGATCTCATACTATAAACACGGATCGTTCCATTAGGACCTACTGCACCTCTACGAGATTGCATATAAAGAATTTGTTGTTCAGACATTGGAACTACATTAGCAGCTCTAGCATTTCTAGCTAACGTTTCAGCTCGCTTAGTATATGCTTCAAACTCTTCTGGAGTCAAGTCATTAACATCTTTATCTGCTACTGGGTCATAAGCATTACCACCCATTTGAGGACTTGTACGTTTAACAAAACTATTCCATGTACCATCTGTTTGATAGTATGGATTATAATTCAAGTCATACATCATACCAAATGGATCGCTATCAACAACTTCATTAGCATCTTCGACTGTATATCCTAAATGGTTAAAGCAATCTCTGATCATACTATTAACCATAAACATTTGTTCAGTATATTCATCACGACGTTGTTTAGCTTCAGCATTAATCTCCATTTGAGACTTAATTCTATTCATTTCGTCATATATACGAGCATGCTCTGGATTTAATGGACGACCTGTACGATCTACCCATTCTTTGACTTTACTATCGAAGTAACAGCCATTTGCTTGAAGTTCTTCAGCTGTAATGAATGTAACCATATTAGGATTATTCTTTACAGATTGCTCATACTTATAATGCTCATACTTGAGCTTATTAGTATTATACTTTTGAACTTGATAGTTGTATTCAAGGATTTGTTGTTCATATCTATAGAAGTCATCCATTGGATGGTTAGGTATGTTTTGTTGAAGTTCTTGAATACGGTTATTAATATTATTGATTTCTCTTTCCCAGCTAGCTCTTACTTGAGGTTGCATGTAAGTCCATTGGGAGCAAAGAATTGTATTACGTTGGTCAATAAGAGCACGGATTTCATTATAAAGAGCTTGTTTGTTTTCTTCAAACCAAGCACCTTTAATGTATTCATTATACTCATTAGTATATTTAACCATCGCATTATAAGTAGCCAATCTTTCTTCATACGGAATAGATTGGTCTTGCATTTCCGCAGAGATATCTCTTGGAGGTTGCAAGTTAGTTAGGTCATAAATTCTTTTAGGAACTTCCATCAAAGGAATTGTATAACCGAAAGGTACATTTAATGCATCTAAGTTATATTGACCATTTGGAAGCATTGGAGGTAATCCAATAGCTGCTTGCATTTGATATTGGTCAGCCATATATGTATTCTGTACCATTTGATTTAGTTCTTCATCAGTTGTTGTATCTATTTCTGGATCAGCATCTTTAGTTACACCAACCATGAAGTTTTCTAAGTCAGGAATATTAAGACCTTCTTGATCTTTAAGTTGCTCCATATAAGCAAGATGTCTTCCTACACCAGAAGATAATACTGCTGTACCTGGAGGGAATTGTCTAAACATTCCTTCAGTAGGATCTAGTCCCATACTAAGCATCTTTTCTTCATACAATTCTAGATTGTAATCTAATTGATACTCAGGGTGTGTTTTTAAGAACTCATGGATTTCATTCTCATCAGTAGATTCATTCCATGGAACCGGTCTAATGTGTACACCACACACAATATTATTCAAACGATTGATATACTCATTCCGTAAGGATAAAGTCTGAGCCATGAACTCATTACGAATTCTACTTTCAGATGCTTTAATCTTACCACGGATGATATCCATCGCTTCTGGATTATTTAGATCGGATAAGCTAAATCCGACTACTTGTCCAGAGCTATCTGTCTTTATCATCTAGCGAATCCTCCCATACCATTCATCATATCTTGAATAGGATTTCCTGTGTAGATTGGTTGTCCTACACGACTTCTAACCATATTATCATACTCTACTTTGAATTGTGGACAGTGACGATATAATACATCAATCTCTCCAGCATCTGCAATATCAGTTGCACCAGTCTTAGTATGATGGACATATACTACACCATTTGGATCAATGTAGTATCTTAAGCTACTAGTGAAGTCTTGATGATGTTCAGGAGCTACAACTTCCTTAATTGGGTTAGGAGCATCTCCATTTACATAACGACCAAAGATTCCACTATAAGGTTTTGGTT